GAATATCCACAAGCCCGGTCATGGCATTCGCGCCGAAAACGTCAAGGCAATCCGTAACCTACGCGAACATCTGCGCGAAACGTGGCAAGCTTCTTGGGACAAGATCAACAAGATCAAGAAGCTCACGCCCAAGCAAGTCGAGTTCGCCCGCCAGTTCGCCTTGAATGGTCGCAGCAACAAATGCGGTGCCATGCGCCTAGCCGGGTACGATAGCGTCAATCCGGCAGTGTTGCTATCCCTGGCAAACAAAAACCTATCCATCCCACACTTCCATGATCTAGTCACCGCATTCGAAATCGAGGAGAAGGCCCGTATGAAAATCAACGTAGAAGATGTCGTCAAGTGGTTCAACGACATTGCCACCCAGGCCATGGGTTCCGGCGACTTCACCAACGCCAACCGCGCCATGGAAAACCTTGCAAAGTACCTCGGCATGTTTGTCGAGAAGAAAGAAATCACGCACCGCACCATCCACTCCAAAGAAGAGTTGGATACCCGGATTAGCGAACTGACTGCCATCCTGCGTGAAGCCGAGCCGGAAATTGAGCGCAAACTTAAAATCCACTAACCCTGACGCAGTCCTTCAACTAAAGGCTGAACTGGCCGAAGCCCTCCATCAAAAGGCGGTATTGGAGGCACAGGAAGACTTTTACGTTTTTGCCAAGCTCCTCGCCCCTCTCATGCTGGATGGCAACGACTACCGCGACGGGCGCCACATCGAAGCCATCGCCGCCACCTTGCAGGAAGTTGACCGGGGCCTAGTCGACCGCCTAATGCTGGCCCTGCCGCCCGGCTCCATGAAGTCCGTCCTCCTCATGTTATTCGCTGCGTGGTGCATGGGCCGCCATCCTAATTGGCGTATCATGTGGATTTCCCACACCACCGACAAAGCCGTGGAATGTTCTGGCCGTATCCGCGACCTAGTCCGCTCCACTGAATACCAAGAAATCTTCCCCGGTGTCCACATCCGTGATGACATGTCGGGCGTCACAAACTGGAAGCTGGTCACGGGCGGGTCCTTCATGCCAGCGGGCGCGGGCAAGTCCATCGCTGGTTACCGCTTCAACTTAGGCATCCTTGACGACCCCCTTTCAGAACAGACCGCCAAGTCTGACGTCGAACGCGAGCGAGTCAACAACTGGTATGGCCCCGGCTTCCGGTCCCGTAAGCTGCCTGACTCCCGCATCGTCCTCGTCAATACCCGGTGGCATGTCCGCGACCTTTCAGGCTACCTCCTCGACAAGGCCGCTCGCAATGCCCGCGTCGACCAGTGGGAAGTCATATCCATTCCTGCCATCCTTGACAAGCCTTCAGCCGACTACCTCATGCTGCCCGAAGGCGAGTCCTACTGGCCCGAGTTCATTACCATGGATGACCTTATCGCTACGCGCGAGGGCCTGTCACGGGCAGATTGGGGCGCCCTGTACATGCAGACCCCGACCGGGGAGGATGGCAACGTCTTTAACAAGGACGACTTCCAAGACTGGGAAGATGACGACCCGCCCGAATGTGACGAAATTATTCAGACCATGGACACGGCCTTCTCCACCAAAGCCAAGGCCGACTTCTCAGTTATCCAGACCTGGGGTATTTTCCATCTGACATATACTGACGATAAAGGCTATGAATATCAAGAGCCTAACGCCATTCTCCTCAACCAAGTGCGGGGTCGCTGGTCCTTCCCTCAGCTACGGGCAGCCGCCAAAGAGCAATACGCCCAGTACAAACCCGACCGAATCATTATCGAAAACAAAGCATCTGGTCAATCTCTTTTGCAGGACTTGCGCCTTAACAAGTTGCCCGTATTGCCTTTTCAGCCAGATCGTGATAAAGTAGCCCGTGCCCATGCCGTCAGCGGTATAGTAGAACGGCAGCGCGTCTGGCTTCCCCTGAAGAAGCGGTTCGCCGCCGAACTCCTACAGGAAGCCCTAGAGTTTCCCAAGGGCGCGCACGATGACGCCGTCGATACCATGGTCATGGCCCTGCTGTATCTACGTCGCCGCTACGAACTAACGCAAGAGACGGTAACACAACCCGAGCAGTTCTCCCGCCGTCGATCTTTCAAAAGCTATTGGAGCCAGATGACCCATGTCCGATAATCTCGAAGAAGCTACGCCCGACATCGAATTTGAGTTTTCGGAAGATACCTTGGAAATCGAGGTTCCCGAAGAAGTCGTGGAAGTCGACATGTCCTTTGGCGCCAACCTAGCCCTGCCCATGGAAGACGCCATCCTATCAGATATCGGCTCGGCCCGCCAAGACGCCCTTCAAAACATCAAGAACTCCCGCCAGCAGTGGGAAGAGAAGATCAAGCAGGGCATCAAGTGGCTTGGCCTGAACACCGACGGCGAAGGCAACAGTGACGTCGAAGGCGCCTGCACGGCAGTCCACCCCCTGCTGATCGAGAACGTAGTCAAGTTCCAAGCCAAGGCCATCCAAGAACTGTGGCCCGCGCGCGGTCCCGTCCGCACCAAAGTCCGTGGCTACGTCGATGCTCCCCGCGAGCAGGTGGCCCAGCGCGTCCGCACCTACATGAACTACCAGCTTACCGAACAGGTGCCCGGCTTCTACTCAGACCTTGAACGCAACCTGTTCCGCGTGGGCTTCATGGGCATCGGCATCCGCAAGGCTGGCTGGAACGGCACAACTGCCGCGCCTGATCCGACCATCATCTACGCCGAGAACTTCTACGTCGATCCTTCCGTCTCCCACCTGAAGGACGCCGAAGAATATATCGAAGTTATGGAACTGTCCACCCGCAAGATGGACAACCTGATCTTGGCCGGAACCTTCCGCGACATTTCCGAAAACGATTCCGAGGAAGTCCTCGACACCAACGAAATCACGGAAGCCATTGCCAATGCCCAGGGTTTCGACATGTCCCTTGAACGCAAGGGCTTTACGGTGGGCGAGTCCCACTGCTACCTCGACCTGAACGGCGACGACCCGCTGCTGCCCGAAGGCGGCATGGCGCCCTACATCGTTCACTTCAATGTCAAGACTGGCAACATCTACTCGATCCGCCGCAACTGGCGTGAAGACGACGACGCCATGGTCAAGCGCCAGTGGTACACCATCGACCAATTCATCCCGGCCTTTGGCATCTATTCGCTGGGCTACGTCCACCTGATCGGTGACTTGGCCGCTGCTTCCAGTGCCGCCCTGCGCGCCCTTGTCGACTCGGGCCAGTATGCTAACTGGACGGCGGGCTTCAAATCCCAAGACGCCAAGTTCTCCGACTCCGAGACACCGCTCGGCTTTGGCGAGTTCCGTGACGTAAACCTCGCGCCCGAAGAACTCCAGAAAGCTTTCTTGCCGCTTCCCTCCAAAGAACCAAACCAGACGCTCTTCTCGCTTCTGAAGTTCATGGTGGAATCGGGTCAGAAGTTCGCTGACTCCGCCGATGAGGTCGTGGCCAACAGCACAAACTACGGCCCGGCTGCAACTACCCTAGCTTTGCTTGAAGCTTCACAGCGGTTCTACTCCTCCATCCACAAGCGCCTTCATCAGTCGCAGGGCGAATTCCTCAAGCTGATTGGGGAACTGAACTACGAGAACCTGCCAGACACCGTCAACTTTGTGGTGGGCGCCGAAAACCAATACGTTCAGCGTACCGACTTTGATCCGCAGGTTGTTGACGTTATTCCCGCGTCGGACCCTAACGCCCTGACCGAATCACAACGTGTGGCCAAGGCGCAGATCGAATTGAACGTGGCCCAGCAGTTCCCCCAATTCCACGACATGCGCGAAGCTTTACGCCGTTACTACGTGGCGCTAGGCACCGAGTCCGTCGACAAGCTACTGACCAACCCGGAAGCCGAAGCTAAGAGCGCCGACCCCCTGACCGAAATCCAATTGGCTATGAAAGGCAAACCCATCAAGGCCCAGCTTGGCCAGAACCACGCCGCTCACATCGCCGTCAAGACGGCCTTCCTGCAAGCCCCGCAAATGCAGGGCGCCAACGACCCGACCATTGCTTTGGGCCAACAGGTGCTGTCAGCTAACATTGCTGAACACAAGGTCTTGATGTTCGTGGCCCAGGCTATGCAGTTGGCCCAGCAGATGGGTATGCCCATCCAAGACGAAAACGTCCAAGCCCAAATCGCCACCCAGCTTGTGCAAATCTCGGCGGCCAGCAATCCGCAGCAGCAGCAGGCCAGCATCGAACAACAGACGCTCCAGTTACAGGCACAAGAGCTTCAGATGGCGGGCGAACGTATCCAATCCCAAGATACCCGCGAGGCAGCCAAGATTGCCCTTAAGCAACGCGAGCTTGACCTAAAAGAAACGTCTATGCTGCTCGATGCCCAAGAGAAGCAGAAAAGGAATCAAATCTCAGCTTCTGGTAAAATACTTGACAACTCTGCTAAACTAGCGGATATTCAAGCCAAACAGCTTGCCGAAAGGGCAAATAATCCTATTCAATGACGTTACTATCAGATTACGTAGCAGAAGTACAGAAGCGAATAGAACGCGAAAAAGAGTCACTAGCTAGGGGGTCTGCGACCTCCTACGACGAATACGCTCGCAAGTGCGGCGTTATCAGCGGCATGGGTCTTGCCCTGGAAATCCTAAAAGACCTTTTTCAATCAACACCTTCAGAGGAAAGGGACTAATGATTACTGCCCGCTCGGCTCTTGACGGGGCCATTACCAACGACCAGTGGGTCACACAGGACGAAATTCCTGATCCGACTCCACTGCCTAGGATTCCTGGCGTAGGGATTCTTGTCCGGCCTGTGCCTATCCGGCGCAAGACTGCGGGCGGGGTCCTACTTCCTGACACGTTTCGTGAGGATCGGGAATACCTGAACACTGTGGGTCGCGTCCTTTCATTGGGCGAACTCGCATTCGTGGACGAAGATATATACCGGAAAGGCCCATGGGTCAAGCCCGGTGACTATATCGTTTACGCAAAATTCGCAGGCCAGAAGATTTGGTGGAAGGGCGTGAAGCTCCTCTTGGTCAAGGCTTCTAGCATCGAGTTGGTCGTAGACAAACCCGAATACCTAGACGCAAACTTCAAGGAATAAATCATGTCCGAATCCGGCTATCGAGAAATCGACCTCGACAATCCAGGCAAAGCGCCAAACGCTTCAGAAGAATCCGACATTGAAATCGTGGAAGAATCTTCTGTTGCGCCACCTCCAGAAGCTGATCCGGTGCCCGAACCGGAACCCGCAGCCGCTTCCAAGCCCTCCGAAGATTCTGACGATGACGACGGTTCGACATCCGACGATTCCCCTTCTGATCGAAAGCGCCTAACCCGTAGCCAGCGCCTCAAGAACCAACGGGACCTTTATGCCAGACAACTAACTGAAGCGCAAGCCCGCCTAGCGCAATTAGAAACCCGCGCCCAACGGGCTGAAGCTGAAGCTAACGAGGGTGCCGCCATTGGCTACGACCTCTACATTAAGCAACTCGATACCTCGATGCAAGCCTTGCGCCGGGATTTCGATTCAGCTTACGATGCTGGCGACCGCGACAAAATCTTTGAAATCCAACAGCAGATTGCCACCATCACGGCAACCAAAGCCCAGGCTGAAAAGGATAGGCGGTCGATCCCTACGCGGCAGGCACCTACTGGACAGGCAGCCCCGCAGCCGACCCAGCAGACACAGCCTGCGCCAGCTAGACGTACCCCCAGCCCGGCTGCCGTCGAATGGTATGACCGCAATAAGGAATGGTTCAACAAGGATGCGGTGATGACGGCCAGTGCCCGAGTCATTGACCAGCAAATGGTTCGCGACGGTTTCGCGCCCACCGACCCCGACTACTTTGACGAACTGGACAAGCGGCTTCAGAGGGAGTTCCCCCAGAAACTGGGGCGCCCCGTCGGTCGTCCGCCTGCCAACAACCCCACCATCCAGAACAGGTCTGCCCCTGCTCCGGCCCCCGGCAAAGTTCGCGTAACTATCACGCAAGCCGACCGGGAAATGGCTAACCACCTCGGCATTAGCGTGGAACAGTACGCCCGCGAGAAAGCCAAGACGGAACGTGCCATGCAGACCACCAGCCAGTACACGGAGATTCTGTAATGAAAAACAAACTTTTCGCGACCCCAAGTAACGCCATCGACGAAGCACTTGAAAATTCTCTGGAAACAGAGTATAATCCTCCCAATGCGCTAGAAATCCCCCCAATGCCTGACAGTGACGCATTCATCTATAGGTGGATTCGTTTCCGGGTAGGGGACCAAGATGATTTCAACAACATCTCTCAGCGTATGCGAGAAGGGTGGGCATTCGTTCCAATCGGGGAAGTTCCCGACGGTTACGTTTTCCCTGGACTCGAAAGTAAGATTTCTGCTTTGGCAGGCGCGGCTATTAACGGCGACCTTGTTTTCGCTAAGCTGCCTCGACGGAAAGCGGAAGCCATCCAGAAATGGTCTGAAGATCGGGCCATTCAAGCAGAGCAGGCTTTCGATCTGAAGACAATCAGCTACGATGACAATATGGGCCGGGCACAACGCTTTGCCAATGAAGGTTCAAAACGCTTTTCCAGAGGGCGACGTCCCTCGTTTGGATAACACACAGAAGGAGGATAAAAGGTGCCCCAATCTTTCGCACCCTTCGGTCTTCGCGCTGTGGCTGCCCTTGGCACCCATGGTAACGAACTCCGCGCTTATCCGCTTCCCAACGGCGCTAACTGCCCGGACCTCGGTAAGGGTTCTCCGGTCAAGCTGTCGGGTGGCGTAATTGTTTCGGCTGGTACTGGTGGTGGCCCCCTGCTGGGTGTTGCTGCTGGTTTCGCGTGGATCGACCCGACCACGAAGCAGCCTCAACTCAAGAACTCAATCCCCGCAGATACGTCTTCGGCTGGCCTCTATAACGGTTCCGACCGTCCGGCGGCCTACGTCGTTGACAATCCCAACGCGCTCTTCATTGTGCAGGCTGACGCTTCCGTTACGGCGGGCGACCTCGGCTTGAACTTTGACGTGACCGCGTCTGGCGGCGATGTTGATGCAGTATACGGTGTTTCC